AACAGTTTGTAAAGCAACCAAAGACTGTAGCAAAGAAAGTAAAGCCATACAGGAGAAAAGCATAATGGCTCTTAGTGATTCAGAAAAGGCAAAGCTAAAGCGTTATGGTTTGTCAGGTCTTAATAAGCCAAAGAAAACACCAAGCCATCCTACAAAGAAAGGCGTAGTAGCAGTTCGTACAGGTTCTGGCAATGTAAAGGTAATTCGCTTTGGTGCACAGAGCATGGGCCACAACTATTCTCCTGAAGCACGTAAGTCATTTAAATCACGTCATGCAAAGAACATTGCACGTGGTAAAGAAAGCCCTGCATACTGGGCTGATAAGTTTTTTTGGGCTGGTCCGGGTGGATCAAAAAAGATGCCACCTAAGTCACAGAAACTAGTTCGTGGTATTAAACGTAAAGGTAAGGCATAATGGCAAAGGGTATGTTACATTTTACCAAGGGCGGTATGCCTTATAAGGGTAATGTTCACAAAATGAAAGACGGTAGTATTCATACTGGAAAAACACACACAAAATCTTCTAAACCTGTTGTTCATTTTAAAGATTTATCTGCAACTGCTAAAAACAAAGCAGGACAAAAAATGGCAGTTATGTTAGCAAAGGGTAAAATGTAAGATGGCAATGGGAAGATCAAGCGTTGCCCAACAGGTTGCAAAACCCGGAACCAAAAAGAAACCAAAGAAAGGAAAACGTAATGGCAAAGGTAACTGAGTATACTTCAAAGTTTTATGTTGGTGCCTTCAATGATCCAAAGGATGTCTTTGAGTCAACTGGCAAACCAACTGGTCAGGGCTTTGGTGCAGCACGTAAAGGCCCACAGGTAACTGGCAAAGAAGTAAATCTAAAAGACAACTCTTCTGAATAAGAAAGTTTAACCTATGGCAACGTCAGGAACATTTAACTTCTCACTAGATATTGACGAAGTTATCCAAGAAGCAACTGAGATGATTGGTGGCGAAGAGACACTAGGCCATGAGCCTAAGTCTGCTCGTCGTTCAATTAATCTATTGCTACAGGATTGGCAGAACCGTGGCGTTTTGCTGTGGACTGCTGACACTACAACGGTTTCAGTATCTACTAGCGTAACAGCATATGATCTAGGCTCAACAGTTGTAGATGTTCTTGAGGTCGTTGTTAATAGAGATGAAACAGATTTACAACTTCAACGTATTTCAATGGAAGAGTATTTGCGTCTTCCACGTAAGGGACAGACAGGCAGACCCTCACAGTATGCAGTTCGTAGAGGACAAGCAGGTGTGACGGTTTATCTATGGCCTATTCCTGAAAATACTACTGATCTTTTGAAACTTGAAAAAGTGAGGTACATGGAAGATGTTAATAAATCTGCAATACAGACTGCTGATATTTCCAGAAGGTTTTTACCATGCCTTGCCGCTGGTTTGGCATATCAACTATCTATGAAACGTCCCGGCGTTGAAGGTGGCCGTATTCAGTTTCTTAAAGAAGAGTATGAAGAACGTCTTGCAAGGGCAATGTCTGAAGATCGTGAAAGAGCAAGTTATTATTTGAAACCACGACTAAATAGAGTATAATATGGCTAGTAACAAAAGGGCAATTGCCATATGCGACACATGCGGATTTCAATATCCACATCGTGTTCTAAAGAAAAATAGTTATGGTATGTTGGTTTGCCCTACTGATTGGGAAGGCCAGTTTGATTTAAAGAACCATCCGCAGAACAGAGTTGCAAATACATTTGACGATCCTTCAATCCGTGATCCCCGTCCACCACTTAATGATGATCGCAACGTACTCTGGAATAATGCTAACGTAAACTGGGAAGACGAAACTAGCAATTGGAATAATGTATAATGGCAACACTTACTGGTCAAAATATTGCAAATACTTATAAGCAGCTACTACAAGTTGGTAGTGACAATGCTGGTCTAACTACTTCAGTTCAGACTATTCAAGACGGTAGTGGTACTAACAGTGCACTACAGCTAAGTCAGTCAGCAGTTAATATCAACGGTACTTTCCAGCTTAATGGTACAACCCTTACAGCTACTGCTTCAGCACTAAATGCAGTTCCTGACATTACAGCCTATACTGGCTTTATTGCAGTTAGTGGCACTAACATTAATGGTAGAACTCTTGTAGCTGGTACTGGTGTTTCAATTACAAATGCTGACGGTACTGAAGGCAATCCAAATATTTTCTTAAATACAACTGGTGTTACTTCTGGTACATACGGTCCTGCAACAAACTTTGAAGTAAATGCAGTTGGTCAGGTTGTAAGCGCAGGAGCAGCTACAAGCGTAAGTGTTTCAGCAGTAACTGCTAATACTTTTGTAGGTGGTACTTTTGAAGGTACAACTGGTAACTTTAGCTCAAATGTTTCAGTTGGTGGCAACCTTATTATTACTGGTGACTTTACTCCTGCTGCCGTAAGCACATCAGCGGTTAATGCAACTGCTTATGTAAGCACATCAGCGGTTAATGCAGCAACTGGTACATTTTCAAGCACAGTTAGTGCAGGGTTTTTTGTCGGTGATGGTTCAGGACTTACCAATGTTCCTTCTGCTGAAGGTGGTACAGTAAAAAGAATTGAAGCTGGACAAGGTATTAAAATAACTGTAGATGGTGCAGTATCTTCATCTATTCCGGTTAGTGGCACAGTAGCAGTAAGTGCTGACCAAAACTTTGGAACTGTTTCAGTTAGTACTGCTCTTGCAGTTACAGGATCAGCAAAGTTTGGTATTGTTTCAGCAACTAATGTTGATGCAGACGAGCTTCTTATTGCAGGTGTTTCAGCGGCAACTGTAACAGAAGTTGCTGCAGTATCTGCTTTAACACAGGTTAATCTTGATTCAATTACGTCAATTAATACTGTAGTTGCAAATGTTTCAGCAGTAACTAGTGTTAACTCTGCTGCAATTACTTCAATCAATGCAATCATTGGTGATGGCGGTAACTATGCAACCAGTGCTGAATTAGCTGCTGTATCTGCAGCTTTGGCAACAAGTATTGGCAATAGTAATACAAACATTACGACAAATGCTAATGCTATTACAAGTATCAATACAGTTGTTGCTGGTGTTTCAGCCTTAACATCAGTTAATGCTGCAGCAATTACATCTATTAATACAGTAGTAGATAATCTTGATTTTGCAACTAGTGCTGAACTAGCTACTGTGTCAGCAGCACTTGCAACCAGCATTGGTAACAGCAATACCAACATTACAACTAACGCTAATGCCATTACATCTATTAATACAGTTGTTGCAGGTGTTTCAGCACTAACATCAGTTAATGCTGCGGCTATTACATCAATTAATGCAGTTATTGAAGGTGATGTATCTGCTGATAGTGGTACATTTAATACACTAACAGTTATTACATCTGCATCGGTTGGCGGTACATTTAATGTTGGCGGCACCGTCGGTATTGGTACTTCGGCACCCGCAGGACAGCTTCATATCGGTGCATCCAATAATACCACCCACGATGCCGTTGTGGTTCTTAATAATGGCGGGGCTACAGGCGCTAGAGGGGCTATTGAATGGCGCTATGAAAATATCACTACGCCACGGGCAAGAATTAGCGTTAATTCCTCCAGTCAAATACTTGAGTTTGATACCAACAACACAGAACATATGCGCATCGACAGCAGCGGCAATGTCGGTATTGGGACGAGTTCGCCTAATGCAAACGCAAAACTTACACTTTCTGGCAGTGGTCTTGAAGTTCCCACAGGATATGGTGTCTTTAACGACAGCGGTGGTGCAAACGCAACTGGTATAAATTTCGCGGCAGGTACAAACCTCCTTACATTCTTTACTGGCAATGCAGAACGTATGCGTATCGACACCAGCGGCAATGTCGGTATTGGGACAAGCAGCCCTGCCAAACAGCTTGAAATCACTAAGTCATCCCGCGCAACAATTACCAGCCTGACAGACGCTACGTCAATTACATCTGACTTTGACGCAGCCCAGAACTTTGCAGTAACTCTGGCCGGTAACAGAACTCTGGCAAACCCGTCTAACATTGATCCGGGTCAGACAGGTTCAATCTTTGTCGTGCAGGATGGAACAGGTGGACGTACACTATCATTTGGATCGTACTGGAAGTTTGCAGGGGGTACTGCCCCAACAATGTCAACAGGTGCAGCAGCAGTTGACAGAATTGATTATGTTGTTTATACTTCAACTGCAATTCATGCAGTGGCAACACTAAACTTAAGTTAAGGAGAAAAAACCTATGGCTATTACTTGGTCTATCGTACAACTTGACTACGCTCTGTCTAAGGATGGTCATACTGACGTAGTTAACAACTCTCACTGGCAGTGCACCGATGAAGATACCTCCGGTAATGAGGCACGGGTCTACGGGTCTGTGGCAATCCCGACAGACGATCTGTCAAACTTTACCCCGTATGCTGACATCACCGAAGAACAGGCAATCCAGTGGACTAAGGATGCCCTTGGTGCTGACGAGGTTGCCTCTATTGAGGCGAATGTAGCCGCACAGCTACAGCTAATTGAAAATCCTGTTGAGGGTAGCGGTACTCCGTGGGCTGCTTAGTCTAATAACAATAACTAAAGGAAAATAAAGATGGGAAAAAATGAAAAGACCCCAATCATTATTGACGATATTGAATATCAATATGAAGATATGTCTAAAGAACAACAGCTATATGTAAACCACATTGCTGATTTAGATCGTAAACTTACTTCTGCTCGATTTAATGTAGATCAGTTAGAAGTTGGCAAACAAGCTTTTGTTAGTATGCTAACAGAATCATTAAAGGTTGAGAAATAATAATGGTATTTCAAAACGACATTCTTGCAGGTGCATCTGGTGCAGCC